GAAAGCTGATGAGTTTGGTCTGACCGTTGATCCCGGGCTGAATAAACAGCTTTCAGACGTCAACGTGACGATGAATGAGCTGGGCGCTGCCTGGGATGGCTTAATAAATAAATCAGAAAAAAAAGTGCTGAAATTTGTTATGTCTGATGGTTCCGTTAAGAACGGACTGGAAGGCGTTACGGATTTGCTCACCAACGGTGATTTGACTGCACTATCCCACGCCGCCGGCTTTATCAACACGGATGAAGCTGAAAAGTTACGGCGCATTCAGGGCAACAAAGAGCTTTATAATAAACTCACGCGCCGGGAGCGCGGGGCGGTCGATGCCGGTTTTATGACCGATGCTGTTCGTAAACGTTACGATGCCGAATACGGCGCGACTGATGCTGCAGAGCGTCTGCGTGGTGACATGTCGGTGATTGCGCCGCAAAAAGCCCCCGGCAATGAAAAAATCCCTTATCGCCAGAACGACAATACCAGCCAGTATGACGATCTCCTCAGTGAGGCGGGCAGAAAGTACGGCGTGGATCCTCGTCTTTTGAAAGCCATCATGAAGCAGGAATCCAGGGGTGACCCCTATGCCATTAGTCGAGCTGGAGCCCGTGGGCTTATGCAGATTATACCGTCTAATTTTAAGTCTACAGGCATTACAGACTGGACCGATCCTCGGCAGAACATTTTTGCAGGCGCGCAGATTATGGCGGAAAATATGCGGAATGCGGGTGGAAACATCCCGTTAGCGTTACGCTATTACAATGGCGGCTATGATCGTAGTCGCTGGGGGCGGGAGAACGCCGCGTATCCTGGTGCGGTTTTAGGGTATTACCAGGACATTATCAGCGGCGATACGGGTGGGAACCCATCAGGCATTAATCAGGAGAGGCCTGGCAGCATTGTTCAGCCCACATCGGGTGCGGGTTCTGTATCCGTAAACGATATAACCAAATCGTTCAAAAGCGCTATGGAAGATAACAAGCTTAAACTCGAAATAACGACGGTTAATGAAAAAGGGGATCGGAAAGTGTTTGAAACTCAGAGCGGAGGTCGGATAACCTTACCCATGAATTACTAAAATACGCAATAAATTTGGGTGAATGCTAAATTTTGGTGAGGGAAGCATGAAGAAATCTCTTTGCTCATTGATCGCAGTGGCTATAGGGCTCATACCCCCGGCCTTGCATGCAACTGACTATACAGACAGGGCAATGAAAGCCTTTAAGATCGGCGATTGGAATATTGTTGAGTTCGCGGCAGACAAGCAGATTATTTATAAAGTGGCGACAGAGGCGCTCAATCAAAATCTCAAGGAGACATACTTAAGTTTTTATCTGACAACTTCTGAAAAATGTAAACCCTCCTTGGCTGAGATGAGCATGCTTATGGGGGGATATAGTGAAAACCTCGCAAATGGCCATGTGCCTCTTTCTTATAAAATCCCAGGGCAAAAAGAGGATACTGAAGCGGTAGAAACTAAGATGCTTCAAGGTGAAGAATTCGCATTCTTTAAATTCAAGAAGTTGTCCTTAAATAAATTAGTGAATTCAGGAAGTCGAGGGAATCTCGCTATCTGGGTTCCAGCAAGCGGCAATGGGGAAGTGCGCGGTTCATCCAATATGTACTTTTCCCTTAATGGGCTAAGTCAGGCGTACTCTGCGGCCAAAAGTCTTTGTAGTGATAACCTGTAGATATCGAAAATCAATGAACCCGCCAACTGGCGGGTTTTTTTATACCTGGAGTTCAAATGCCGATTATTCAGGATGCGATTTCTTCACTGATGGGCGGCGATACCAGTGATGGCTGGCAGAGCAAACTGCAACCCTCCAGTTTCCGGGGTGTCCCGTTTGCCGTTGTTGCTGAGGAAGGTAGTCACGGTCGCCGCCAGGCGGTGCACGAATATCCTTATCGTGACACTGCCTGGATAGAGGATATGGGGCGTGGTGTCCGGCGGATTGTTATTCGTGGCTTCCTCATTCAGGACAGCCAGATGTATGGCGGCGGGGATGTTATTACCCAGCGTCAGGCGCTCATCAATGCATGTGAGGAGAAGGGCACAGGCACATTGATTCACCCGACCCTGGGTGAAATGACGGTGGCCATACCGGAAAACGGTCTTCGCTTATCCGGGTCAGCAGATGCCGGTCGTGTCTTTGAATTCACGCTGATGGCTGTCGAGTCCGGGCTGAAAGTTTTTGCAGTGACCGGCAGTACCGCGGCCGGTGAGACGGTCAAAACCAATTATCTGAAGCTGGTCAGCACGGCAGTGCTCAGCACTATCGCCCGAGTGAAAAGTGAAATCCGTGGAGTCACCCAGGGGATTAACACGATTAAGGGAACGATCGCCTTCTGGACCAACATGGTGGACAGTACCATCAGCGAGGTGACGAACGTCAGCAACGTGCTGAGCTCAACCTTCGGTAATAATCGTTATGGTCGCTACAGTAAAGGGGTTGTTGGCGGGAGTTCATCGGGGTTGAAAGGGGATCGGGATGCTGATGATGTTGATGATTATCAGACGCTCTCCGGGCAGGTCACCGCTCAGGCGGTTATGGACCGTCAGGGGGTGCTGGACAAAACCACCACTCTGAACACCTCGACCACCCCGGACGCATTTGTTCAGGGTGTTGCTGATGTTGTGAACGCCATTCTGGACAGTGCCGGCGGTGTGAACGACAAGATTTCGGCATTTGAGAAGCTGGCCGCCTCGATCAGTACCGAATACCAGCGCGCGGAAAGCAGCCAGCAAATTGCGGCGACGATAAATACGCTCATTGTCATTTTGTGCAGTGGCGCAATGACCTCTGCCGCCGCAGACGCCAACCCGACAAGTCGTAATGAGGCGGAAGACATTACCCGGCGCGTCGCCACGCAGCTGGATACGGCGCTCATTCTGGCCGGGGATCGTGGTGATGACGAGCTCTATAACGCGCTGATGCAGGTCAGGGCGTCATTCCTCAGTGCAATGGAGCTGACTTCCGAAGGGCTTAGCGAGCTCATGCAGATTAATACCGCCAGCCCCTTGCCCGCGCTCACGCTGGCTAATCGTCTTTACCAGGATGGCTCCCGCGCGAATGAGTTGATCCAGGAGGCCAATGTTCCACATCCGGCATTTATGCCGATAACCATGAAGGTGTTGAGACAATGAGCGATCAGGACATCGTATCACTCAACGTTGGCGGGAAAATTATCGAGGGCTGGGACTCGGTTCGCGTGACCCGGAGTATCGAACGCTTTCCGTCTGATTTCAGTCTGGGGCTGATGGATTACTACCCCGGAACCAGCGAGAAACAACTGGTTCAGGAGGGACAGTCTGGCGAAGTGCGAATAGGTAGCGATCTGGTGCTGACCGGTTACATCGACAGTTGGGAGCCCGCCATTACCCGCGCGCGCCATGAGGTTCAGGCAAATGGCAGAAGCAAATGTCAGGACCTGGTGGATTGTTCAGCTGAGTGGCCGAATAACGTTATCAACCGGAGTGATGCGCTGAGCATTGTCTCCCGGCTGGCATCATGGTACGGCATCAACGTTTCGTGCGATGTTGACGATCTGGTTGATGTGCCTCAGTTCACGATTAACTGGGGAGAATCTCCACAGGAGATCATCGAACGGGTATCCCGGTGGTCCGCGCTGCTCTATTACGATTTGCCGGATGGAAGCCTGCTCCTTACTCGAGTTGGTCGTCGGCGGGCGGCCAGCGGGGTAGCGGAAGGAGAGAACGTCGAACAGGCGTACTACCGGACCGATATGTCGGAACGATTCTCTGACTATGTTGGGGTCTCGATGACCGTTTCGCCGATCGCCGGATTTTCACCTGATACGGCCTATGATTCGGTGACGCTGGCGACGGCTCGTGACCCGGAAGCAGCCAGAATGCGGTACCGAAAACGCATCGTTATCGTTGAAAGCACATTGATGGCTTCGCAGCAGGCGCAGCGGGCCATCGACTGGGAGATGAACCGCCGGTACGGCCGATCAAAGCAGTTAAGCGTCACGATAGACAGCTGGCGGGATAAAGCCGGGAAATTGTGGGAGCCCAATACGCTGATCCCGGTGAACCTCCCCACGCTCAGGCTGCCGAACACTGAATTGCTGATAGCGGAAGTCACGTTTATGCGGGACAGCGATGGCACGCATGCCCGGTTGACGTTGATGCCGAAAGAGGCCTTTGCGGTGCAACCCTATGCGTTTTACCAGCAGATAGCAGGATTCAGCCAATGAACCAGTTTCGACATATTGCAAACCGTATCGCCAGCATGCTGGGGGTTGGGCGGGTCACTGCCATGCAGGACGCCGGCGGAACCCAGTCAGTGCAGTATCAGACTCCGCTTGAGGTCGCCAGCGCACACCGGCTTGCCGAGTTTGGGTTTTCTTCCGGGCTGCCGGCCGGCACGGATGTCGTGCTGGCGTTCCTGGGCGGTGATCGTTCGAGCCCGGTGGTTATCGCGACGAACCATCAGGGGTTTCGCCATGCCGACCTTCAGTCGGGGGAAACGGTTGTTTATAACCAGTGGGGACTGAATATTCACCTGACGGAAAGCGGCATTTTCATTGATGCCAAAGGGAAAAATGTTGAGGTCAACAATGCAGCCACTGTCACCATCAATGCCAGTGAAAGCATCATGGCCAACACGCCGTTACTAAAATGCACGGGCGATATCGTGGACAACTGCGAATCGAACAGTAAAACGCTAAAACAGCTGCGTGATGCCTATAACGAGCATGACCATGACGTGAAAGAAGTTCAATCTGGTGAAAGCACCATCACCAGTGAAAAAACAGCGGAGCAGGTGACCGATGAGTGATATTTCATCCTTCTGGAACGTCGATGAGATGCACGCCGACTGGCAGGAAAACTTCGGCGTGCTGACTTCCGGCAACGATATGCAAACCGCTGTTTTGATCAGTCTGTTCACAGACGGACTTGCGCGCTCGGATGACCCGTATGAAGGCACTGACCGCCGCGGCTGGTGGGGGGATCTGGATAACGAGAAACCTATTGGTTCACGGCTCTGGTTATTGCGTCGCGAGAAATTGACTCGTGACGTTGCCATGCGGGCAGAACAGTACGCTGAAGAAGCGCTGGCGTGGATAAAAAATGACGGCATCGCCCGGGACATTCAGGCCACCTCGGAAATCATCTTCCCCAACAGGCTGAACCTGATTATCCGTTATCTACCACCGGACGGCGACTGGCAGGAGTTCAAATACTTCTGGTTATGGGAGCAACTGAATAATGCCATTTAAACGAAAA